GTATTTAATGTTGGGTGGTGGTGAGCATAGAAGATTAACCAGAGGGAATAGTGTAAGTCGAATGAAACCGACAGTAGCTCCTTTAGATTTTGATGTATTCGGATGAGTGATCAAAAAACTATTTGGCTTGTAAAAGTTTGGAAAGTTGGAGATTGCGATTTACAAAAAAATTTTTTTGTATCCTGTACCGATGAGAGAATGAAAAGATTTAGAGTTCCTAAAGGATCAAGAGCTACTTATGAAAAGGCCAATACTAAAAGCACAGAAGAAAAGAAAAATATATTAGGAATAATGGTGTAGTGGATATTCTAACAATAGAAAAAATATTTAAAGTTGATGGTGTTGATTATATAGTATTACCTTTTAAATCTTATCTTATTAATTTAATGGATCTTGGAGAAGATGACAAAATACATCTTAAATTATTTCCAGGATGGTTAGAATTTTTAGATGCAGCTACTCAACAAGGTTATGGTTATGTTGTGTTAGGTAAAGGTAAGCCTGTATTATGTTTTGGAGTAGTTCCTCAATGGGAAGGTGTAGCAGAATTGTGGTTAATACCAGATCAAACTCTTATTCGTAAGCATAGAATACAATTTCACAAAGGAGCTTTGGCTTTTATGGAGTTGGCAGCAAAAGAATTGTCTTTGCATAGATTGCAAGTTACTGTAAGTTCACGAAATGTACTTGCTGTCAAATGGATAAAAAGCCTGTATTTTAAAAAAGAAGGTATATTAAAAAATTATGGAGTTGATAAAATCAATTATATTATGTTTGCGAGGCTATTCTAATGGGCAGTATATTTAAAGTTCCTAAATACACTCCGCCACCTCAACTTGATACTTCCAATAAATTATTGGATGAGAGAGAGGCTAGAGTTGATGCTAAAGAGCAAAAGGAATTAAGACAGATTGCATCTAAATCCAGAGCTCAAAGAAAAGGTGGTAGATTACTTGTTAATCAAAATAGAGCTATACCAATGTTAGGTACAGGAACAACATTAACAAGAGTAGATCCAATTAGAAATCCATACGATTTTGACAAGAGGTATGTATAATGGGTGGATCTCCAGCAAGAGTAATTAAGAAAGTAATTAAAGCTCCGGTAAAAATTTTATCAAGCCCACTAGGTCAAAGACGACCAGAAGTTCAACAAAGAAATATTGCTCAATCAGAACAAGATAATGAATACAGAACAGAGGCTACAGGGAAAAAAACTACTAGAAGATTAAAGTCAAGATCAAGCTCTAAAAAAATTGGTAGAAGTAGAAAAGGTGGTTTATTAGCTGGTGATTTTACAAGACAAAACCTTGGCGGTGGAAACTCAATAAGAAATCCTAGAAAAGCGAAACTAGGTTCTGAAAACGAACAGTATGGATAGAGATAGACCAGAGTTTATAAGAAATCCTAGATTTATAAAATTAGATCAAGGAGAAAAAGAAGAAGAGCAAAAAAGGAAGGAAGGCGAGGAAGATGAATAATATCAAAATCAAAGCACAAAAGTTTTGGCTAGACCATAAACGACATATTATTTATGTGGCTGCTGGTATAGTTATAGGTATAGTTCTTTTTTAAGATAGTTTATTATGGCAATGAGATTGGAAGTACCGGAAGTATTGAATAGGCATAAACAAGCATTTGCCACAAAAGAAAATTGGAGATCTACTTATGAAGAGTGTTACCAATATGCTCTTCCTCAAAGAAATCTCTATGATGGTTATTACGAAGGCAATGTTCCTGGACAAGGAAAGATGTCCAGAGTTTTTGATAGTACAGCTATTCATTCCACTCAACGATTTGCAAACAGAATACAATCTGGACTTTTCCCTCCATACAAAAGATGGTGCAGATTAGAACCTGGGAATGACATACCTAAAGAGAGAAATTTAGAAGTTCAGACAGCATTAGATCTTTATTTAGATAAATTGTTTTCTGTTTTAAGACAATCCAATTTTGATTTAGCGATTGGAGAATTTCTATTAGATCTTTCTGTAGGTACTGCTGTCATGTTAATTCAGCCAGGAGATGATCTTAATCCCATTACCTTTACTCCGGTTCCACAATATTTAATTGCTTTAGAAGAAGGGCCAAGTGGTACAGTTGATAATGTTTATAGAAAATTTAAAATTAGAGGAGAGGCAATCACAAGACAATTTCCAGATGCTACTCTTCCACAATCTTTACAATTAAAAATAAAAGAAAAGCCTCAAGAGCTTATTGAATTATTCGAGGCTGTTATTGTTGATCCTATAGTTAAAGATTATTGTTATCATATAATACACGACAAATCTAAATCAGAATTAGTTTATAGAAGAATGGAACAAACACCATGGGTGGTAAGTAGGTATATGAAAGTGCCAGGCGAAGTTATGGGAAGAGGCCCACTCACTACAGCCATTCCAGATATTAAGACTTTAAATAAAACATTAGAATTATTATTAAAGAACGCATCACTAGCAATTTCTGGAATTTATACTGCTGCCGATGATGGTGTTTTAAATCCTAACAATATAAAAATAACTCCAGGTGCGATTATTCCTGTTGCAAGAAATGGTGGACCACAAGGTGCATCCTTATCACCATTGCCTAGAGCTGGAGATTTTAATGTATCTCAAATTGTTATTAATGATTTAAGAATGAATATTAAAAAAACTTTACTCGATGATACTCTTCCTCCAGATAATATGTCTGCAAGATCTGCAACAGAGATTGTAGAGAGAATGAAAGAGTTAGCACAAAATATGGGTGCAGCTTTTGGAAGATTAATAACAGAAACAATGGTTCCTATTGTTAGAAGAGTTTTACATATAATGAATGAAAAAGGTTTAATTGAATTACCATTAAAGGTTAATGGATTAGAAGTTAAGGTAGTTCCTATCTCTCCATTGGCTAAAGCACAAAATTTAGAAGAAGTAAATGAAGTAATGCAGTTCTTCCAAATTGCTAATGCTTTAGGCCCTGGAGGAATATCTGAAATTAAACCAGATAAGATTGCTGCTTTTGTAGCAGACAAATTAGGAGTACCTTCTGATTTAAGAACTACTGAAGAAGAAAAACAAATGATACAAAAACAAGCTATGGAAATGTCGCAACAAATGATGAGTGCACAAGCTAATGGACAAGGTGGTGCTCCAGCAGCTCCGGCAGATCCTCCCAATCAAAACCCTCCTCCTCAAGAACCAGCAACTGCTGTTGAGCAAGAGGCGATGGCATAATGGCTGATGGAGATATTAATCTCCCTGGATGGGAAGGATTAGAAGTTTTAGGTAACAAACCTAAAGATGACCAAAGGGAAATAGATGTTGCTATTGCTAGAACCTTTAATACTAAAGATGGTAAAAAGGTTTTGGAATATTTAATATCTAAAACATTAAAACAAACAACATGGATACCTGGAAGTGAACCTTCTTTTGGATACGCAAGAGAGGGCCAAAATTCTGTGATCAGAGATATTCAAACACGCATAGAGAGGGCGAAGAACAATGGCTGAAGAAGAAAATAAAGTTGAAGAAAAAGTAGAAGAAAAACAAGAAGGTTTATTATCTGGTTTAAAAACTGATGAAAAAGAAAAAGAACCAGAAGATATACCTCATAAGATTGAGGAACAAACGAATGTTCCTTCAGAAGAAAAGAAAGAAGAAGTCAAACTTGAAAAACCAGAGTACCTAGAAAAAAAATTCTGGGATGAAAAGTCTGGTGTAAAAGTTGAGGACTTAAATACTTCTTATAAAGAATTGCAGAAAGCATTTTCGATGGGTAAGCATAAAGCTCCTAAAGAATATGATGTATCTGCTTTAGAAGGTATTGAGGAAGGTGATCAAATAGCCGATATGTTTATGGAGTGGGCTAAAGATAACAAACCTACTCAAGTTGGTTTTGATAAACTTGTTAATCAATTTAGAGAGATCACTTCTAAACAACAAGAGGCAGAGAGAATTGATGATGATAAAGAAAGAAAAGCTCTTGGGCCTAATGCTGATCAAGTCATTCAAGGGATTTCTACTTGGGGTAAAGGATTAGTATCTAAAGGAGTATGGAGTGAAAGTGATTTTGAAGAGTTTAAAATCTTTGCTGCTACTGCCAATGGTATTAATGCTTTAAATAAAATTCGTAAGTATTATGGAGAGAGTACAATACCAACAACTCCTATTAATGCTGATGGAATGCCAAGCAAGGAAGAGTTACAATCAATGGTAGCTGATCCTAAATATAAAACAGATCCGGCATTTAGACGAAAAGTTGAGGAGCATTTTGCTAAAGCATATCCTGGTGTTGCTACAAGCACAGGGGAAATCTAGTGAGAAAGAAAAAAGGTAATGGTATCATCTGGCACATTTACCATACTATTCTTGCAATCGAGTTAGGTTTGGTTGTTATTATAGAATTTATAGAGCTTATGAATAATATTTAATTTTACCTCTTTACTTTTGTTTTAAAATTTTATAGTTATCTAATTGAAGATAACCGAATTTCTTTTTGGCCTTCTGGCTGGTGGAATTAAGACACCATTTTTCAGCCTGGCTTTTCCAGACAACTGATGTTTATTAATGTTTAATTAAGGAGAAAACGATGGCACAATCGATAACAAATGCTTTTGTAACTCTTTTCGATGCAGAAGTTAAACAGGCTTTTCAAGCAGAAAGTGTCTTGAGAGGTGCTGTTAGATTAAGATCTGGTGTATCTGGAAATACTTATAAATTTCCAAAACTAGGTAAAGGATCTGCTACTGTAAGAATACCTCAAACTGATGTAACTCCATTGAATGTAACTTACTCACAAGTTACAGCTACAATGTCAGATTACAATGCAGCAGAGTATTCAGATATATTTCATCAAGCGAAAGTTAATTTTGATGAAAGATCGGAATTAGTACAAGTAGTATCGAAAGCTATTGGCCGAAGATTAGACCAACTTATCATAGATGCTCTTTCCGGAGCCTCTTCACCAAACACAGTTGCAAATACAGTTGTTACTTCAGGAACTGCTGCTGCATCAAACTTGAATGTTGGAAAGCTCATTGCTGCTAAAAAAGCAATGGATGCTAAAAATGTTCCTTTAGATGACAGAACAATCTTGATCCACGCAAATTCATTAGCCGGTTTATTAGGCGATGAAAGAGCAATTAGTGGCGACTATGCATCCATAAAAGGACTTGTGTCCGGTGAGCTTAATTCCTTTCTAGGTTTCAAGTTCATAACTATTGGTGATAGAGATGAAGGAGGCTTGTCTATTGATGGTTCAAACGACAGAAATGTTTATGCTTTCCACAGATCTGCTATTGGTGTGGCCGAAAATATGGCCCAAAAAACAGAGATCAACTATGTTCCAGAGAAAACTTCTTTCTTGGTGAACAGTATGTTCTCTGCTGGATCAATCGCAATCGATGATGAAGGTATAACAGAAATAACTTGTCGAGAATAACAATAGGGAGATATACTTATGGCATATAGTGCAACAGGATTGACACCTATTGGAGGTCAATCTAAAGCTGGTAATGCTCCACAAATGTGGGCTTACACTTCTGCTGATGCAATCGCTACAGTAAATACTTCTGGATATTTTAATTCAGCTAGTGATTTATTGAAAGTTGGCGACTTGATGTATATTCGTGATAGTGCAACACCTACTGCTAGTTTGGTAATAGTTTTATCAAACGCATCTAGTGTTGTTGATGTATCCGATGGTACAGCAATTACAGTTGCAGACACAGACTAATAGTAAAACAGGATAGGCCCTGTATAAGGGCCTATTCTTAACAAAGAATATGAATTGAAAAAAATATGGCAAGTGGTGAAACAAATGTAACGATATGCAACCAAGCTCTGAATTTATTGGGAGCTGATACAATTTCATCATTTAGTGATACATCTAATGATGCTGCTGCTGTATGTAATAATATTTACGAAACAGTTAAAAGACAAACTCTATCAATGTATCAATGGAGTTTTGCATTTACAAAATTACAATTAGCACAATCTTCAACAGCTCCAATAGGAGAGTGGACTTATCGATATGATTTACCTTCTACTGCTGTAGCTGCTCAACCATTCCAGGTTTATAATACAGGTAGTACCGGTTCTTCACCAATTAGATCTTTCGAGATTTTTTATACTACCTCTGGCCCAGCTATATTTACAAATGAAAAAACAATTTATATTGATTACATAACAAGTGCAGTAACAGAGGGATTAATGCCTTCTTATTTTGTGCAGCTACTTGTTTATATGATGGCTTGGCATTTAGCTGAACCGGTAACTGATCAAATAACTAAAGCAGAATATTGGAAAAATATAGCAATAGGCCCAGCAACAGAAAATGGAAGGGGTGGATATTTTAGACAGGCTTGTAATGCTGATGCAAGAGGGAAACCTCCATACCAAATTTTAGAATTTCCATTAACAGATGTTAGATAATGAGCAGAGTGATAGGACTACAATCCAATTTTACAACAGGAGAAGTTGATCCTTTACTTAATGCTCGTATTGATATTGAACAATATTATAACGCATTAGCTCAAGCTAGAAATGTTTTAATCCAGCCTCAAGGTGGAGTAACTCGTAGGCCAGGACTACAGTATATTGGAGAAATACCATCTGCTGCTGCTCCTCAAAATGGATGTCGATTAGTTCCTTTTGAATATTCAACAACACAAAGTTATATGCTGTTATTTGTAAATAACAGAATGTATATTTATAAAGATAAAGTTCTTCAAACAAATATTAATAGTTCTGGTAATGATTATTTAACTACAACGATTGCTACAGCAAATATTCCAACAATGGATTATACACAATCTGCTGATACTTTAATTATAGTACAAGAAGATATGGCTCCTAAAAAAATAGTAAGAGGAGCATCCCATACAGATTGGACAATTTCTAATATTACTTTTGATCATACACCAATGTATGCTTTTAGTTTATCAACTTCAGCACCAGCACAAACATTAACTCCCTCTGCTGTTGATGGTAATATAACTTTAACTGCTGGAGGAGGATCTGTCTTTGCTGC